GTATCTAACTCATCAATGTACATACTGAGTAATGTCATAGTATCCTGTGTGTTTTCAACAATATCATCTGATACTGAGTTTGCATCCAAGTCAGAAAAATCTTCTATAATTTTGACTTCGTGGCAGTCTGCTTGTAACAATTTATCAACAAACTGGTCAAATTGATACAAATCTTTCTTATTTACGACAATAACTTTAACATAATTATCTTTATACTGTGTTATGTCGTGTTGTTTATAGTCTGTGTCGGTATCGTTATAGTATATCTTTTTATGAATTGTTCTTGGATTTAAAATTCGTTCCAATTCCCTTGTCTCAGTGTCAAAAACATGAAATCCTTTTCTATCCTCACAGTCATTCCAATATAATTCATATGGAGAACCCAAGTAATAAATGTGACCATCATCTGACTTGACATGGAAATGGCCACTGAAAACAGTATCAAATTTTCTAAAAAGATTCTTATCATATCCATGTTCGTTTTTCACTCCTCGAATCATTTCAAAACCTTGAACCTCAAGGTGACCCATTGCAACTGGAGCTTTAGTTTGTTCCATAGTCTGCAAAGTCTGTGCATGGTTTGATGCATTAATCCAAGGTATAAACAAAATAGGTAAGTTGTCAAAAGTAACCTCTGTTGCCTCTGGATAGATGTAAACATTATTATATCTATCACCAACTAGTTCAGTAACAGAATTAACTTCGTTTGTATTCTTAAAATATGTGTCATGGTTACCAACCATAACGTGTAGTTCTATACCAAGGTCAACAAACGGTTGTATAAATTTTTCACGAACATCTTTAGCTATTCTATATGAGATATACTTACGCCTATCCATAATATCACCCATATGAATACAGTGTGTGATATTGTTTTCTTTTAGGTATGGAAAGAACTGTTCTTCGTAGAATTTGTAAAAATATTCGTTGAAATTTAAATTGTCGTTTCTTGCACCAAAGTGTGTGTCAGTAATAATTGCTATTTTCAATCGTCTAATTCCATAAAGTTTTCTAATCCTTTTGCATTATCTTTAGTAACTTCTTTCTTTTTAGGTTTATATACAGCCTCATCAGGCACCATAACATTGATATCAAAACCACTTACTGAATAGTTTGTACTGTCTCCTGGCATAGTTACATAAGGAACAAATTCTTGTTTTTCAATCATTCTGTGTTTGACATGACTTTGTTTTTTTTCTTTTTGTATTCTACGAATAAAGGCATAATAAATTATTTGTGTAAAATATGAGAAAGGATTTTTAGATTTTTCGGGATCAAAGTTGTGAATGTATTGCAGACAGTTTTCAATACCATCTGAAATCATTTCTTGTCTGTATGTGTAATTAATAAAGTTTGGTCTATATGATAAACCATTTGCGATCTTTAGAAAACATGAACCAATATAGTTTGATACCATCGGTGGCTCTTCGCCTATTTCTTCTGCCTCTCGTTGTTTTTCTTTATACTCAACCATTGCTTCATGGAATTTTTTGTTATCAACGTAGTGGACACCTTTTGCTTTTGTACGAGCCATAGTGTTTCCTTTCATAATTTGTTCTTACTAATATACTACAAAAACAAGAAGTTGTCAAGATTGAAATAATATTATTTACTCATTGACAAACGATAAAAATCGTGTATAATAGGTCTTGTACCTTTTTCAGATAATACACTAGTGAAAGGTTTTATCATCTACTTCAAAGTTTTCTAGTATAGCTTCTAAATCTTCTTCGGCAACAAGATTTTCTTGTTCATCTCTATCTTCCATTTCAATTCGATCTAGGTCTTCGTCACTAGGACTTTTTGTTTTTAAAACAATATCTAAGTTTTTTAAGATGTGTTCGTAATATCTGGATAACCCTGCACTTGCTGGTGTCATAATTACGATAGAATTTTTTTCAATAAGAAACACTTCCTCATCTGAATAAGGTTGCACCCATCTGCCCAAAGCAAGAGATTCTACAACACCTGTTGCAGTAGGTCTTGAAACAGTCTCCATAAGCAAGGGGGACTCTATTTTAATTTGAGTTTCTTGTTTATCTAAAACTGTACAAAGAATATCTTCTCCATTAGAAAGCTTTACTATATGGTAGTTCATAAAGTTATCCTATCTACTTTGTATTGAAATTGTTCTTCCTTGTATATATTTAGTCGTTGTCTAAAGTGTCTGTATGTGAAGTTTGGTCTAGATTTGTATGTGATGTTGTCAGAAATGTCAAACAGACGAACACTTGATTTAGTCTCTGATTGTCTAAGTCCACGGCCAATAGACTGCAAGACTCTGATTCTGCTTTTTGAAGGTGAGGCAAACACGATGTTATGAATATTGCGAATGTTAACACCAGTAGAAAAAGTGCCATAGGATGCAATAATAATGGCGTTTGTTTCTTTTTCTGCGATTGCTCTGATTTCTTCTCTTGTACTTGTTGTTGTTCCACCATGTACAAAAAACACCTTTCTGTCTAACTTTTTAATTTCGTTGTGTAGTACAACCCCATGTTTTTCTACCAACTGAAAAAGTAAAAGTGTATTTCCTTTTACAGATTTACAGAGGTTTTCTAAAAATTTATTGCGTTTGGGGTGTGATACAATGTAATTTATTTCCTCTGCATATGTGTAGTATCGTACTCTTTTAGCTTCTTCCTCTGTGTGTTTTAATACTACACAATTAATATCAAGCTGTGCAACAGTTTTATTATCCATCAATTCTTTTGTGGACGTAACTTTTTTCACTTGACCAAACAAACCCTCTAGTACTAATCTGTGAGTTTGTGTACCATCAAGTGTACCTGTCAAACCGAATCTATATTTTACATCTCTACTACGAACCATAATATCAGTGAGTGATTTTGCTTTGAACGTATGAGCCTCATCACCGATAACACAACCAAACTGCGAAAAGTATTGACTATGCATTTTGTAAACAGATTGCCAAGTAGAAATAATTACTGGTTTAGTTTTGTGTGTTTTATCCTGACCAGCATAAACTCTGTGAATGTATTCTTCTTTCCATCCATAGTCAATAAAGTCAGAGGTCATCTGTTCAACCAAAGATGTTGTTGGTACGAGGATAAGTGTTTTCAATCCCATTAGGTGATAATACCTAACAAGTGTGTAGATTATAAGTGACTTACCCGAAGCAGTAGGAGACAAAAGAAGACAGCGATTTGTTGATAGAGCATGATGGATGGCATCAATTTGATAGTCTCTAAATGCAATAGGTTTCCCTTTAGAGGTTGGCCGTAATGATTCGGCAAAGTCTCTAACGCTCTTACTACTAACATTCCTGTCATTCTCTACTCCTTCTTCTAATATATATTCAATTGATTTTTTAGTGCAGTACTCTTTTATATATGGTAAAAGACCAACATAAATTCTACCATTGTGCGGAGAAAATAATCGTATTTTTCCATCCCACATACGATTACGATACTGAGGCATGAACTTTGCTCCAGGCACCTCAAATGTAAAATAGTCTGATAACTCTCTTGCCAAGTCTTCATCTACATCACACTGAAGATAGACTTCATTTACTTTAGATATTAACATCTTGCAAACTATTTGATTCTCCATACTTACCTCTAATAATAAAATTCCAAGATACACTTATTCTTTCAGAACCAGTTGGAGGCACCCAATGTGTCAACCAAGAAGGAAAGATAATACCAACTCCAGTATTGCAAGGTATTGCAACAATATCAGAGTTGAGTGTATTATCTTTATGTTTATCTGGCCGCATTACATGAGCTTGCGGTCTTGGATCAAAAAATTGTATGGGTGATGATAACTCATCAGACTTTACATAAAATACACCAGAGAACAGATGATTTGAGTGTGTATGTGGTGCGTGTGCGTTTCCTTTAGGTAATGCGTTACCCCACATTCCTGTCATCTCTAATGAATTACACTTAAACTCCATCTTCTTCACGACCTCTTGAGTTGCTTCATTGATGGTATTTTTTAAACTTTCAAACTCTGGTATTTTATGAAGATTATTTTTAGTGTGTTTTGATAAACCACTAACATCTGTAGTTTCTTTGTTTCTTGTTCCGTTTATATAATCAATCATAATCTGTTGTTCTTCTTGTTTCATCTTATGATCAAATATGTGTAATGCTGTCGGAAACATTAAATGTGTATTGATTTCCATTACATTAACCAACAAGTGATGCTGTATCTAGTACCTTCTGTAACTTTTAAAACTTCGTGTGGGAACATAAAGTTTGACGGAAATACAATTGCAGACCCAGCTTTTGTTACAAACTTTCTACCAGAAATTACAATTTCACCACCTTTGTAATCATCGTTTAAAAATAGTAGAACAGTAACTTGTGGATATCCCCACTGTTGACCATGACTATGATGAATATTGTCAACGTGGTTTGACATAAATCCACCTTCACTGTATTTACTAATACGAAAGTCTGTCAAATGTTGAACATTAAAGTATGGAAATTGTTCTTTGTATTTGTCTATTGCTAATCGGTAACATGGTTTTATTTGAGCATGATATGGTTTACCACTTCTTATCCAGAAATCTTCACTTACGACTCTATCCTGTTTAACAACTTTACCACTGTCGTGTGTAGAGTATGTAGAATTATCATATTTAAACTTTGCATTTTTAACATCATCACATATTTGTGGTGCAACGATGTTTTCAAAATACTTTATATAATCAGTGACCCAATATTCTCTTTCTTGTGTCATTTGTAAAAATCCAATCTATCTGAATTTGCATCGCTTCTGTATGTTTTAAAAACTACACAAGTTCTTAACTCATAACATTGTCTTGAAACTGGCATGGCTTGGTGATTTAGTTTTGCATCAAAAACAAATAAACGATTTCCAATATAGTTTACATATTTTTCTATTTCATTTTCTTGTTCATTCCATATAGCAGTACCACCCATCCACTCTGGTTTCCAATCAAGTCTTGGATAATATATCATTGTAAAATCACCATCATCAGTATGTAAATGTGGTTCTATACCATGTGTGTGTGCATTACAATAAATTCGTTTGAAACTTTTAACTTTATATCTATTTTCAAAATCATATTTTTTCTTTGCTGTTAACCATATTGGTGCAAGAAAACCGTATTCTGGTTCAATTAATTCTTTACCGCAAAATATGTGCCAGTGTTTATTAATTCCTGTCTTGCCGTTAGATTTGTGTTCATATCCCCACATAAGAGTACTCATTTTTTCTTGAATATCTTCTGCATCATTTTGTTCTAATACATTATCGTAAATATCACATATCATCAGTATGTCACTCCTGCTTCAAATTTTTTCCATTCTATTGCGTTCTTAATATCCCATCCACGATTATCAACTGATTTGATAACTCCTTTGATATAATCTACAACCACTTCTAGGTAACCAACCTTGTTCTCTGCATTGATAATATCCTCATCAGAGGTAATATAAACAGATAGGTCTGTCTTTAAAACTTTAAGGTCAAATGGTTTGGATGCGTAGATTTTTGCATCAGCCTTACCACCATAGTATTCCCACTTCTCACGATACAAACGCTTGTAGTCACCTTTTGCTTTAAACAAAAGAAGTTCGTATCTAGATTTGTGGTCTAGGTATGTGGCTTTGATTTCTTGATTTTTTAATGATTCGGTGTCTAAGTGTTCATCATCTATCTTCAAGTCTCTTTGGACTTGAATTTTCAATTCGTCAAGGTTCATTATTACTCCATATTATGTATCAAGTGTATGCATAGTATATATCTTGTATCTAAAGTCTATTGTTGCGGTTAGGTATTGTACATCTTCAGCTGATTGACTAAAATTTAATGAACTTAGTGAAACAGGAAACAAATCTTCAAATCTTACTTCTAATACAGGATTATTTTTATTTGTTAAAACTGTTAATGTTGCATCAGAATAAAACGATCTATCAGCCGTAGGCTTTCCTACTTTACCGATATCAGTATTTCCTCCAGCGCCTGCGGTTGGAGTATTTGATGTATTAGAACGAAAGTCTGTAAACTGTTCACGTTCTTTAGGAAAACCAATTCCTATTAACCAGTTATGACATGAGATATAATTTTCAAGGTTTTCATCAACAATAAAAGTTACAATTAGATTACCAAAAGTAACTTGATCTCCAACAATAGGTATCTGTTTAAAAGGTGTAGGTAAAACTAATTCACCTAAAGTTACATCAGGAATGTTAGCTTCTGTAGTGAAGAACTCAACCTTTGGTAGTTGATGGATACCAAATTTAAACTGTGTTGGACTCAAATAATCCAGAACAGTTGGTTGTCTTCCTAATGGTGATGTTTCTGTTGTCATACCAGTATTTATAACGAAAAAAACAACCTGTTCCACTTATGGTAGGAGTTATGTGCTAAACAACCTGTTCCACTTATGCCAGAATATAACCTTAGAACGAAAGTGAGGAATCAATGATACAGTGGTTTAAGATCACCATCAAGATTGCTACTCAGTAGATAAATAAAAAAAAGGGGGGAACAAATCCCCCCTTCTTTCTTTTAGTATTAGTCTTACATAAGGTTAGTAACTTTAACTTTTCTGTAATACTTGTTAGATGCAGATGAGATTGAAATCGCACCGTCAGTAGATGCACCAACTGTTCCAGTATGGAATGGGTTAGCAGCAATACCGTAACGAGTTTTGAAACCAATCTTAGGTTGGAATGTATTCTCACCAACCGCACGAACCATTTGTAGTGGAACGTATGGGCAGTAGAACATACCAGCATCATAAGGTGATGTACCTTTATAACCAACAACGTAGTACTGTGATGCGGCTACGTTTGCAGCATATGGATCAACATACACTTTGTAACGACCATTCATAACACCAGCAAATGTTGTTGAAGTATCGTCAACATTCAAGTTGTTGTTAAGAGCAGGAGTGTAATCAAGAACACCTGCCATCTGAAGTGCAGAAGCAACATCAGCTGAACAGAGGATCATGTTACCTTTACCACGGCGAGTCTGTTGACCGATAGCGTTGGCATCTCTCTCAATTGCGAACATCAAACCTTTGAACTTCTCAACTGACCAACGACCGTTTGAGTCGGTGTCCAGATCAAAGATACCAGCAGTTGTTGTGTTTACTTGAGCACCTTTAACAGCAGAAACGTAGATGTTACGCACAACCTCACGGTTGATTTCAGCAAGGATTTCAGCAGACAAGATGTTTGCAAGTTCTGTTTCTGCGTCAAGACCATGAATTGCTTTAAGGTCTTGTGCAAGTTCCATTGTGTACTCTGCTTTTAGAGCACGTGTTGTTGCAGTCACAGTGTGCTTTTCGATTGAGAAAGCCATTTCTGCGAAAGCATTAGTAGTTGTATCTCCAAGTGCCTCACCTTGTGCAAGAGATGCACCAGTGTCGGTAGTATATGTACCAGCAGATGGTGAGTCGTTAAGGACAGCAGGGTTAGTACCTGACTTATCACCACCACCAGTGTCGCCACCGGCATCTTGGTTTGACAATGATGGGATTTGCTCATCAGCAAGTGCTTCTGCACCAGCCTGTGACGCAGCACGAGCCCGCATTGCAAAGATAAGACCTGTTGGGCCAGTCATTGGCTGAACACCACAGATGTCATATGCAATAAGATTAGGCATAGAACGGCGAACCAATGAGATCAAAATTGGATCCCAGTTGTCAACACTTCCACCAGTTGCGTTAGTTGGAGCAGCTTCTCCTAAGAAGTTTCTGTCTTCACGGAGGGCTTTCTCTTGGTTTTCTAGAATAACTGTAGTAACTGCCCGGCGATAATTGTCCTTGATCTCTGGAAGATCAGGGTGCTGTAGGACAGGTGACCACTTTTCCTGTAGATGTTCTGTTTGAAACATTTGTTTCTCCTTTTTAATTTCTACTATTTATAAATTGTTTATTTTGCACTCTTGGCAGTTCTACCAATGGCGGACATATATGCAGCCATTGAATCGGAAGTGTCAATGTCCTGTGCGTGACCAGTTTCTACATCATCAAATGTATCTTCTTCAGTCAATGTTGTTGGAATTACTGCTGGAAAATAACTTTCCTTCAGAGTTTCCAACTTTTCCCGATATGATGCGGCATTAGAAAAGTCCACATCTTCGACAAGACCTTTGAATTTTTCAACTTCAGTATCGGCAAGGTCTGAAGAGACTTCTGACATTACCTGTTCCTTAACTAGTTCAGCATTTTCAGATTTTGATTGGATTTGCTCTTCCATCATTTCGTTAATTCTGCCTTCTAGTTCTGAAATTTTCTCAGATTGTGCTTCAAGCACATCGTATTTTTCATCTGGAACATCAACATAGTGGTCTTCAAACAATTGTTTCAAACCTGAGATAAAGTCTTCAGCGATTTCGCCTTTCAAGCCTCTTTCGATAGCCAACTCATTCTCTTTCATCCATTCTTCAACAACATAGTTAAGATAAGTGTCAACCTTTTCAGTCAATTCATCTTTAGTTGTGGTAATATTTTCTTCCAGTTCTGTTTTGTACTCGTCTTCCATACGTTCTACTTCTGAACGTACTTTTGATTTAACTGCGGCCTCAAAGATTGTTGCGGCTTTAGATTTAAATTCTTCGGA